TAAGTGGCGTTAGAAATACTGGTACTGCTGAAGATGTTATGGACCCACCTACAACACCAACAGTTAGTTCACCAGTTGTAAATGAAACAGCAGATACTACTACTTCGGTTGCTAGTGTTGATGAAGATGATGATGGTGATGAAACACTTGATTACTTTTCAAAATTAGCAGAAGAAGATTAATCTCTCCACCTGTTTCTTTAAGTTGGGGTTGGGATATTAAATCCTGACCCCTTTTTAATATTTAATTATAGGAGAAAAAATAATGAAAATATTATGTATTTTATATGATGACCCTAAAGGCGGAATGCCTGAGAGTTATCCACTAAGTGATTTGCCAAAAATAGACAAATATCCTGACGGCATGACATTACCTAGTCCTCAAGGCAGAGATTTTACGCCTGGCGAACTATTAGGTTGTGTGTCTGGTGAGTTAGGACTAAGAAAGTTTTTAGAAGATGCCGGTCATACATTAGTCGTTACATCAGACAAAGATGGCGAAGGTTGTACGGCAGATAAAGAATTAGTTGATGCAGATATTGTTATATCACAACCATTTTGGCCTTACTATGTAACAAGAGAGAAAATGGAAACTGCACCAAACTTAAAAATGGCAATTACTGCCGGCATTGGTTCAGACCATGTTGACTTGCAAGCTGCTATGGACCACAACATTGATGTTGTTGAAGTAACATATTGTAATTCAAGGTCAGTTGCAGAACACATCGTTATGCAAATTTTAGTTTTAGTAAGAGATTTTACTACTCAACATAAGATTGTTAATGAAGGTGGTTGGGATATCGCTGATGCTGTATCAAGGTCTTATGATGTAGAAGGTATGCATGTTGGTACAATTGCTGCTGGTCGTATTGGTCTAGATGTATTAAGAAAGATGAAAGCATTTGATGTGCATCTCCATTACTTCGATAAACATAGACTAAGTATAGAACAAGAACAAAAGTTAAACCTTACATATCACGATTCAGTCGAATCAATGATTGCAGTTTGTGATGTGATTAACATTAGTTGTCCTTTACATCCAGAAACAGAACATCTGTTTGATGATGACATGATTGCTAAATGTAAAAAAGGTGCCTATATAATTAATACTGCAAGAGGAAAGATTTGTGATAAAGATGCAATTGCTAGAGGTCTAGAATCAGGACATCTAAGTGGTTATGCTGGTGATGTTTGGTTTCCACAACCTGCACCTAATGACCATGTTTGGAGAACAATGCCAAATCATGCAATGACTCCTCATACATCTGGAACATCTCTATCTGCTCAGACAAGATATGCAGACGGTGTTAGAGAAATATTAGAATGTGCATTTGAAGGCACTGACATCAGAGATGAATATCTAATTGTAAAAGACGGAGACCTAGCAGGTGTAGGCGCTCATTCTTATACTAAAGGAACTTCAACCGGTGGGTCTGAAGAAGCTGCAGAGTTTGTAAAATCAATAAATTAGTCTCAATTATATAAAGGAAATAAAAAGTGAAGACATTAGACCACACTTGTAGTAGTTGTCAATCTGAATTTGTAGTAAGTTACAGTGAAGAGACAGCTGACGATGAACCTACTTATTGCCCATTCTGTGGTGAATACTTAGCTATAAAGCCCATAAATAAAAATGATGCACCATATAATCCTAACGTAACTTATTAGAAAGGTTGAATCTATATTGAATTGGACATTTAGAGGTAAAGAATTTACTGAAGAAAATGTTGGTGAGTATTTTGGGATAGTTTACCTAATCACCAACTTACAGAATAATAGAAAGTATGTAGGTAAGAAGTTTTTTACCAAGGCTTCTAGAAAACAAGTAAAAGGTAAGAAGAAAAAAATTAGAGTGAAGTCTGATTGGGAAGAATATTGGGGTTCAAACAAAGTAATCAAAGAAGATGTACAGAAGGCTGGTAAGAAACATTTTACGAGAGAAATTCTACATCTATGTAAGACTCGTTCAGAACTATCTTATTTCGAGACGTACGAGATATTTACACGAGATGCTCTAGTTACACACGAATACTATAATGATTGGGTCACTTGTCGAATAAGGAAAGATAATCTTATATCAAAACCGGACACCATTACTTATAATAACTCATCACCTAAATCCAATGGATATAGCCGAAGTTCACCAAGAAAGTAGCATGTTTGCCCAACTCATACTAGATATAGTGTTATAATGAATGAAGATATCAAGAGAGATATTGAAATCTCATTGAGAACATATAAGCCAATAGTAAAACATTATTGGTGGATTAAGTTTTCTAACTATAAAGGCAATATACTTATCTTCGTTGGCTCTATATTGTCAGGGCAAGTAATCACAAAATACTTTAAAGATGAAGATTTAGCTGTTGATTATGTCAATTGGGTTCTACATCAAGACCCATCCACCTACGGCCTCCAAAGTTCGCCTCAAAAACACTCAAAATAGTGTTATACTCCTTGTAATATGATATCAAATCAATCAACATTTGCATTTTGGGTTAAGTGGTTATCTACGATAGCTGCCTGCGGTTGTGCATTAGCATCTGCATTAGAAATGTTCCCACTAAATGTCTGGTTAGGTACTGTAGCAGGTATCGGTTGGATTTACATCGGAAGTCTCTGGCGTGAACCAAGTGTTATCATAATAAATGTAATGATGGCGGTATTATATGGATATGGAGTAGTGAGAACTTTCATTTGATAGTTTTAGGTGAAGACCACATACCTGATGAAGAAGCTCAAGAGATAGTAGAAGACATGGACAGATTGTTTGGTCCTTTACCAAATCCAATACACGAACCAAAAAGAGCGTTAAGTTATTTGAAAAGATATCGATATCATTTGACTCAGACTAAACAAAGAATACCTGGGACGGAATAAAGGCATAAATAGAATTGCTCAAAAGGCATTTATTTCTAATCTAATCCCAAAAGGAATGGTAAAATGACTGATACACAACAACAAGATGACCGTGCTGCGGCTGAAAACCAACAACAAAATCTTGAACAGCAACAACAAGAAGCTGAGATGTTAGCAACAAAAGAAACTAAAGAAAAAAACAGAAGAATGATTGAAGCTTTTTCATCTGAATAAGCAATTTTAATTTATATTATGGAGTTATTATGGACTATGTTATACTTTACACATTTATGTTTTTCTATGAAACAATAGAAGAGCATTATCATGCAGATACACAGGCATCAGAAATAAGCCTGGTCGTACCCTACACACCCCAACCTAATCAAGTATCACTTCTTATCAATGAATAAGCGCCAGATTATTAAACACATCAAGAAACAAAGATTGCCTCTATTATTAGTGGCCTTTGTTATAATGCTATCTGTAATATGGTCATTAGACGAAAAAGACATTGCAGATAAACCAAGTTTTACAGATAAGGTTGTAGGTGGTATAGTGAATCTTAATAGAACTGAAACGATTGATGAACAGGTTGATGAATTTATATCATCAGTTACACCAATAGAGCCAGAATCAGAATGATAGGCGATTGGCAAGTAACAGAAGCAATTGATAAAATTAAGGCGATGAAATACTTTGACATAGAAGTAAGCATCGAGAAGCCTTTTCAATTACCAAAGAATATGCCATTTCAACTTAAATTTGTAGATGGTGATGCCGTGTTTAGAGTGTTAGCATCAAGCGAACACGATGCATACGAAAAGATATTTGGTTGGCTCAATGACTCTCCTGATTGGTCTAGAGGTTGGTCTGATGATAATGAAGGCGAAGACCCATATGATGAAGACATTCAATGATACCTCAGAAACCTAAACCTTGGACTAGAAGAGCAATAGAATTGTTTAGTATAGATTCGCCATTTGGTCACAAGGTTGAGAAAGACAAGACAAAGTATAACAGAAAGATTAAACATTCGAAATCAAACAAGGAGTTAGATGATGGCAGCGATTAGTGATGCAGATAAGAAAGAAATATCAGGTGCAATGCAAGAGTTAAGCAATTGTATGTTAAGAACAGGTGCTGAGAAAGATTTAATGAAAGAAATTGTGAGCAATCTACATGAAAAATTTGAGATACCTAAAAAGGTTATTTCTAAGATGGCGAAAGTATATCACAATCAAAACTTAGCAGAAGAAGTTTCAACTCACGATGAGTTTGTAATATTATATCATCGTGTAACAGGCGAAGGATAGGAGAAATAGATTATGATGAATCCATTTGACAAAGGTGACCAAGAAGGTGCAGTATGGGAATATCTAGATGACCTAGATTTTTATGCAGGCCATCCAGAAGAAGGTTGGAGTTCTAAGAAGAAAATGTATGAGATACTATTTCATATTCAAACTTCAATGAAAACTCTAACAAAATTTAAAGACGAAGATGAATGGGTCAAAGCTCGTCTAGAAAAAATAGAAGCTGATATAGTTAAACGTCAGTCCAAGTAATGGATATTAAATGGATTTCAACTGGCTTATTAGTAACAGGTGCAACGGCATTAGCCTTGCAATTACCCTACTATAAGTTTTGTTTTCCATTATTCGTTGTTGCTCATGTAATATTAGCATATGAATTTAGTGTAAAGTATCAGAACTTACCTCTATTCTTACAGAACATATATTTCATTGGTCTGAATTCAATAGGATGTTATATCTGGTTGTTTTCGTGAGAAAATATATTCCAGAGATTTTAAATGAAATAAATAGTGATACATCTAAAATAAAAGATTACGAAGAGAAGAAACCAATACTCAATCTTTTATTTAAGTATGCGTTTGACCCAGAATATAAGTTTTTGTTGCCAGAAGGCGACCCACCATTTGAACCAAATCCCGATAATATTGGTCTGAATGGTCTATTGACTGCAGAGATAAAGAAACTCTATGTCTATACAAAAGAGAATCCTAATATGGAATCCTTTAGACGTGAGATGCATTTTGTTGATTTACTAAAAGATATACATGTAGATGAAGTAAAAGTTTTATTAGCAGTGAAAGACCAAAATTTGGGTAAATTATACCCGAAGATAACAGAACAATTTCTAAAAGAATCGGGCTTCTATGGACACCAAGATTAGAGATATTATCAACAGCAAAATGAACCTATTGGAACAATATGTAGATGAGAATTTACATATCACTTCACCATCTATGGTTTCCGTCCTTATTACAGAAATTCACCAGTACTACACTCAACTTGAATTTGAAGACCGACAATATATCGATGTCATAGATGATATGATTAATCGTGGTCAGGGTCATAGGAATACATTACATTAATTATATGAGACAATACAATGCCAAAAACAAAAATAGATTATAAACAATATATGAAATTTCATAGATTAGTAGATAGTATGGTCGTTGACATGAGAACCCATTTAAATGGTATAACTGATGTTGAACTAAGAAAGAAGTTGAATTTCATATTACAAGATTATAGAACTAGAATATATCAATTGGAGATAGATGATGTTTCGGAAACTGTTAAGAAAAACACTTGAAACCGTGGTTGATATTGTGGCTTACAGTACAATATTAATAGTGATTGTAGCTATATTCCCATTTATGGTCATTGGTATGTACGCATACAAAACATTTGCGTTTGTGTTTAATAATGCCTAAGGTAAGACCAACCGATAGATATAAAGAGAAAGAATGTCCTATATGTGAAGAGACACATCGTAAGAAAGGTCCTTATTGCTCTCTAGAGTGTTCTTATAAGAAAGTACAAGTAATGCCACAGGCAGGTAAGGACAAAATCTCAGCATCGATGCGAGAGCAACACAAACAACCAGACCGAATGGCCCACGCTAGACTCCTACAACAAGGCATCGCCGTTAAGGCAGAAGACTTTGCTATAGATGTTCCTGATGTTCGTGATTTGGATGACTTCGAAGGTTATTCTAAAGCCGAAGACTGGTAATTTACTGCATCACACTTGGTAACAGAAATGTAAATCCATCTGTTACGATATATCCAATATAATAGAGTGATATCAAAAACAACACTACATTAACTATGTAGAAGTTTCTCAATCGTCCATCCATTTAAACATATCCATAAGTGACATGAATATGAGTATCATACCAGATAGGATTAAGTAACCATTTACTGGTTCATTTACAAAGGCACCGGCGATACACATCACGCCAATGGCCATTGTTATTTTATTTCTTATTTTTTCCATATTATTTCTCCATTAAAAGAAACCCGCCGAAGCGGGATTCAATATTATACATCTTAGATTTTAATAAACTTATTTTCACCTGTTTTATTATCTTGAGGGAACCAAGCTTCTTGGCGCCAAGGCCAAGTTCCGTGTTTCTCATAATATTTAATAGTAGTCTTCAAGGCAGTTTCTAACTTTTGATAGTTCTCACTCATAACAGCTCTCTTTTCAATTGCTGAAGGAGATTTGTCATTAGGAGTTTTTACCCAATTAACGAAGTATGAGGGGTTTTTGGTATCATGATATTTCTTAATTGCACTCATGATAAATTCACGTTCATAACCCTCTTTAACTGTCCACCCATGTTCATTACGACTTAGGTCCAAGTTGCCTTGATTGGTATAAACATCGCCTTCTGAATAGTTGTCTAGATTTTTAGTAAACTTTTGAATTTCTG